TTCTTCATCACTCAACCCAATCGGCTCATCTCTTACATGGACCAGAAAATCGATTTTGAATTTCTGGAGCGACATGGGGGCAACATGCTCGCCACGACGCTTAATATAAAAGAAGAGCCTAGAACCTGAGACCCGATCGGCCTCCTGATCATCAGGAGGGTCAACAGGAGCATCCAAAGCTCTGATGTTCCTGACCAACTGGGGGCGACGTACAGGATACCATGTAGCAGGGAGTGGAACGCCTTTGACATAGTGAACAAAGGCGCCCGAAGGGCGCACAGTCCACTGGAAACGACTTGAACCGGTTCTTGAACGTACCGGTGCAGTGGTCAAATCAGCCAATTTCATTGGACTGATTTCGTTGCGACTTAAGACGTTAAACGTCTCGGACATTACGGCCTTCTGAAGTCGTGTAACATGACACGGAATGCCATAAGATTCGAGATCCACCCCGAGACCTCCGGCAAGAATAGGAAGGCCAATGTTCACAAGGCCATCCTTAGTAACCTTACCAACCCACGACGCATTATACATCAAGAACCGAGCAAATGCACGCTTCTTATTCCAGGCGGAACGCAAGACAAGATCCAAAACCGAATTCATCGGCATAGTGCGGGCCTCATTACGACCAGTAACCTTGTGTTGACCCAATAACAGGCCAACAGCAAAGTACTCAATCTTAGTGAGGGACACACCCGATGAAATCTGGAATGAACCGTCTTGCACTCCGGAATTGGGATGGTCGATAAAATCCTTCTCCTTGATCTCGTATAACTCAGTATTAATGGTGAAAAAGGTCCGATGGAAGTAATTCTTCCCGAGGCTCTTTTCAAAGCCGAAGGTCGGGATAAAACTTGACCACCGACGATATTGCTCCTCATTGCACACTGGGAACAAAATATCGTCACCATTAATCTGAGCCATTCCATTCCAAAGACGAGATATAAATATCTGCTTGGAATCTCGGTGGAGGCCGAATAGAGAATTCTACATTCAGCGGAACGCCATAATGAGACAGGCAAAATTCGCAAGGCACAGGAGGGGAAAAGACAAGATCGAACCCATTAACTGCCCATTACGCTGCGGGACTTGTATCACAGGTGGCTCGCCAGTTGGTTCCGGCAAACCATGTGAAACACAGTCCTGAGGTAAAGGACATTGGGCATCCTCATAGACAAGACTTCCGCCAGAGAGGAGAGATCGGAAAGCATTTGGGACATGATATTGCAAAGTATCAGGAACCCAAATGTCCTCCGATATCCCTCTGGTAGAATCTGGATCAATTCCCGAGTCTCGGAGAACCGCCCTCTCACGAAGAGAAAGCGGTATTCGACTACCAGGGTTATGAAGCAGACGTCTATAAGGTCGATAGCGAGCAAGCACACGCTCAAATATTGCAGT